ACCGCCAGCCTCAAGGGCACCATCGCGGCCGACGACGCAGCGGCCGGCAATGTCGGCGAGGTGCTGGCAGCGGTGAACCTTGGCGGCATCGGCTTCACCACCGCCGTCGCGCTCAACATCACCACCCTGACGCTGCCGCCGGGGGACTGGAGCGTGGGCGGGTTCGTCATTTTCACGCCGGCAACCACCGGACCGAATTCGATCGCGGCGGGCGTCAGCACCGTGCCGGCGACATTGCCGACCGACACGCAGGTGATCAACGGCTCCGGCGCCATCGCGCAAGTCTGGTCGAGCGCACTGACATCGAACAAGGAGCAGATTTTGCCGACCGGGACGTGCCGGATCAACGTCAACGCACAAACCAGCGTCTACCTGGTGGCGCAGACGACGTTCGGCGGCGGCTCGGTGACCGGTACCGGGCGAATCGCCGCGCGGCGGGTGCGGTGAGTTAGTTAATAAAGTCTTAACAGTCTAGCGATAAGTTTCACGTGAAACACAGGCCAGCAGGAGTCTGTCATGACACCGAAGTCCAAGCTCGAAACCTCGAAGAACGTGGAATTCGCCGAAGGTGGATCGGGTCACATGTTCGGTCCCCAGGCGGCCGGCCCCGATAAGCCCGGCGACACCGGGAAGGATCAGAGCTCCGCGCCCGGGGCTAAATTCGCTGCGGGCGGAAAAGGCAAGATGTTCGGCTTCTCTCCCGCTGTGCCTGCCACGGCCGGGCAAACTGGCGCCCGGTGATGGCGCCGCGCAACCGCGAGCTGGAACAGCCGAAGCCAAAGGCCGACACGCCGGTCAGGAAGTGGCAGCGCCAGCATCCGGCGGCAACGCAACCACGCAAGACCAAATTCGGGGCCAAGGATTTGCCGCCCCGCGTCATCACGCAACACCGGGCCAAGCCCGGCAGAACGAGTCCGCAATAATGGCCCGCACCATTCCCCAGCCGCCCAGGCCGCCACGCGCACCCAAGCCGCTCGATCCCGCCAAGGCGGTGTTCGCGCCGCCGCGGCTCAAGCCGATCTCGACGCGTGAATACGGCAAGGGCGGCACGCCACTCGGTAGCGCTCCCGACCTGGGCGTGCGCGGGGCCGGCATCGGCTACGGCGGCCCCAAACCCTTCGGGTGAAATTCATGGTTTTCAAAAAGCACCTCACCCCGCTCTCCAAACACGGCCGCGTGATCAAGCACCAGGGCAAGGGCTCGACCATGCAGCGCCCGTCGCCCGGCGAGCGCGAGGACCTCACCGGCGGCGATCCGCTCGATCGCGCCATGAACCGCTATCCCACGGCCCCGCAGCCGGTCGCGCCGCCAACCGCCGCGCCGCCCATGGGCGGGCCGCCACTCGGCTCGACACCGCCGGCAGGACCTCCGCCCATGGGGCCGCCGCCACCCGACGATACTGCGTGAGCACCAGCACCAAGGATCTGACCGACCAGGCGCGCTTCCTGCGCAACGCCTCGCCCCAGGCCTATGACAAATTCTTTGCTGCGTTTGCCGACTATGCGGCCCAGATGACCGCCAACCTCATCCAGACCACCGAGAACCTGCAGGTGGCGCAGGGCCACGCGCAGTTGGCGATGAAGCTGTTGCAGGCGCTCGAGGCCGCGCGAACATGAGGTGAGACATGGCGGATATCACCGTCGACGCAAAACCAATGGCGAAACTGCCGTTCGACCCCGATACCATCCCGGAAGCGGTGCGCAAACGCGCCGCCGCGGTCGATGCGCTCTATGCCAAAAACGGCGCGGACGGCCAAGCTGCAGAACCGCCGCCGGCGCCGCCATCGCCAGAGCCTCCACCGGCAATCCTCCCGGAGGCTCGAGCACCGCAGCCGCCGGCGCCTGTCGAGGCGACCACACAGCCCCTGACATCCCAGCCGGCGGCTGCGGACCAGACGCCGCCGCCGCCCGAGAAGGACGCCAACTGGGAGCATCGCTATCTGGCGATGAAGGGCCGCTACGACGCCTCGCAGAAGACCATCGGCGAAATGCAGGAACAGATGACCCAGCTCGGCAACGAGCTCCTGCAAGTGCAGCGCACCGTCACCCAGACCCGCCAGCCGCCACCGCCGCCGAAGTCCTATCTTACGCAGGAGGACGTCAACAATTACGGCACCGACCTCGTCGACTTCACCCGGCGCGCCGCCGCGGATGCGCTCGCCCCGACGCTCGCGCAAATCGAACAGCAGAACGCCGACCTGCACGAACGCTTGGCGCGCGAAGCCCGCCGCGGCCTCGACCAGCGCGTCGAACTCGCGATCCCGAACTACCGCGAGATCGACCGCGACCCGCGCTGGCACAAATGGCTGCTCGGAGTTGACGTTCTGTCGGGACGTGTTAGACAAACATTCCTGAACGAGGCCATCTCAGCGGCCGACGCCCCTAGAGTCATCTCGTTCTTTCGTGGTTTCCTGCATGAAGAGCAGGCCACGGGCCACCTCGAGCCAGCGCCCTACTCTCAGCCGGCAGCGCCGCCTAGAGAGCCGGCGGTCTCCCTGGCTTCGTTGGCGGCCCCTGGACGGGCCAGGCCGGCAACCGGAGGCGATGCCTCGATGCCGCCCGACAAACCCATCTATTCGCGCGCCCAAGTCAAGCAGCTCTACGAGCAGCATCGGAAGGGCGCCTATGTCGGCCGAGAGGCCGAATGGGCTCGCTTGGAAGCCGATATGTTCGCGGCGCAGCGAGAGGGGCGCTACCGTTAGACCGGGGGCGTCGATCCTGCATGGACGAATGCCCCCTCGAGAGGGACTACGTCCAATGCCTATCCCTAGTGCAGGTTTTCCGGGCGCAACGTCCGGATCAGTACCAGTCCTCACGCCGGTCGGCAGCACGCCGAACAACCTCCAAACGACGGGGTTCATCCCTGCCAAGTGGTGATCTTGGGGATGTGAGTCGGTGTTGAATGGAGATCTGGTCAGCGAAACTGATCGAGAAATTTTACGCTTCGACAGTGCTCAGCGCGATCAGCAATACCGACTACGAGGGTTGACGGATTAGCCTTCGTTAAACCGGGTGAATTGCTGGGACCTCTGACCGAGTGTGGCGGAGACAATCAGCAGCCAAGCCATCGATGTAAGGCGAGAGCCCCAGGGCGATGGAAGGTTCAACGACTAGGCGGTGAGGAAACGATAAGCCGCCCACGAGCGCCCGGCCCCGCAAAGGGTGATGAGATAGTCTCATCTGCAAGGAAACTTGCAGGAAGGTAGGGATAAAGAGCCCTATCGGCGAAGAAATTGGAAATCCAAAACATGGGCGATCGTGTGCGAATTCGCACGAAGCCTTCGATCACGATCCGTGACTACAAGGCCGATGGCCTTCTCGGACTCGACCGGCCAACTGGCGGTTCTGTCGAGTTGTTTATCGGCAACGGAAAGTATTTCAGCCTGATCCTCGATGACGTCATGGAGGTGCAGTCTGATCTGAACATCCTGAGCATGTGGAGTGATGATGCTGCCCAGCAGCTCAAGATCACCGTCGACAAGGACGTGCTCGGCGGCATCGTCGGCCAAGCCAACGCCGCAAATAAAGGAGCGACCGCCGGTGCGATCTCGGCCAACTTGAACCTGGGCGTCAAAGGCACGCCGGTCACGGTGGTCGGGCAGGGCGCAACGACAGGACAGGTCAACCTGATCGACCTGATCCTGCGCATGGGCCAGTGTCTCGATGAGACCAACATCCCAGAGGTTGGACGCTGGATCGTCATGCCATCGTGGGCGGGACGCATGCTCAAGCAGTCGGAACTGCGGCAGGCTTACTTGTCCGGCGATTCGGTATCGATGCTGCGCAATGGCAGGCTCGGAATGGTGGACAGGTTCACTTTGTATATCAGCAACCTGCTGCCCTCGAACACGTCGGACTCGACTAACTTCGCGGCCGGCGAGCAGCCGATCTTCGCTGGCCATGCTCACGGGATCACTTTTGCCAGTCAGATTTCAAAATTGGAGACGCTCAGATCCGAACTAACATTCGGCCAAATCCTGCGAGGGTCGACAACTCTACATTAAGGCTCTCGTTAAACTCCGTGAATTGCTGGAACGCCCTGAGAGCCGAAGTGACCACAGCGTAGTTGGTAACGACAGATGCGATGGTTGGAAAACATTTCGGATTGGGTAATCAGCAGCCAAGCTTCCTGGGAACAGGAAGAAGGTTCAACGACTAGGTCTAGTAATCCAGACCGGATGAACGGCCCACGAGCGCGGAGCCTGCGCAAGCAGGAAGATATAGTCTGCGCTGCAAAGAAATTTGCAGAAGGCCGGATAAAGAGCCGGCTAGATAACATTCGGTACAAGTCTACGGATACCAGGTAGTCGACGGGACCGCGCTCGTCCAAAGTCAAGTGATTTCTGGCTGAGAACTCAATAAGTTAGCCAGACTTGACATAAGTAACACTAGGTAACATACTCGGGGCCTCCAAGTAAGGAACCCCGAGTATGACGTGTGGCATCTATTTCATCAAAAGCCCCAGTGGCAAACTGTATGTTGGATCTTCAGAAAAGATCGAACTGCGGCAGCGGGTTCATTTTTCCCACCTTCGTAAGAAGCGCCACCATTCCTTGCGGCTTTCGCAAGCGTGGGCAAAATACGACGGCGTAGGATTCACGTCTGGCATTCTTGAAGAGTGCTCTCCGGAGCTTCTCGAAGCACGTGAACAATTTTGGATAGATTTCCTCAAACCTCGCTACAATATTCGGCTTCGCGCCGATACGAATAAAGGACTGCGAAAAACCAAAGAAGAGCGTGCTGCGCATTCCGTATCTGTAAGACAGTATCTTGCCGCTAACCCTGATCTACGTGCAGCACAAATCGCGCGTATCGCCGAAGGGTCCAAGGCGAATTGGGCCGATCCAGTAAAAAAAGCGGAGCGGGTAAATTCCATGCGTAAGGCATGGACATCTGAGAAACGCGCTGAGCAATCAGCAAAGATGAAAGGAATCGACAACGGTGAAACCGCACGCACGGTGCGTTGGAGTAAACCCGGAGCGGGAAAGCGTCAGAGTGAAATAACAAATCAGATTTGGGATCGGCGTGGTCGTAAAAATACGCCTGAAAACATC